GTTATTGGTTTGTGGGTTATGCTAAAAATGAACATAGATTTACTAATGATTACATATCGGGGCATCCAGATATAATCACTGTTAATCCAAATAAGGTTATTGATATTAAATCAAGTTATGACCTTTGGACATTTTTAGGAAATATTCCAGATAAGCTTGATAACTTGTATTACTGGCAGCTTCAATCTTACATGTGGCTTACGGGTGCTACTAGTGGACATATTGCATATTGTCTTGTAAATACACCATTTGGTATAATTGAACAAGAAAAAAGATACTTACTTAATAAGATGAATGTTGTTTCAGAAGAAAGCCCAGAATATGTAAAAGAGTCAATGAAACTTGAGTTTAATATGACTTTTGATGATATTGATATTTCAGAAAGAATATTAATATTTAATGTTGAAAGAAACGAGGATGATATTTTAAAGATTCAACATAAGGTAGAAAAAGCAAGAGAATTTTTATTTGAACTTGAAAACAAACATTTAAATTTCAATAAATGACCGGAGCTAATGTGATAAGTGCAATCCAAAATTTAAAAATGGCTCAAGAGCAATTAGAAGATTTTTGCAGGCAGTTTCCCAACTCACAGGGAGAAAGGATATTTAAAAATTATAGTAAAAAAATAGATTGGATTTTTAATGATATTATAACCCACCCGTTTCTTACAACTGAAGTTAGAATTGGTATTAAAAACGAAATACAAAGTGATGTTTTTGCAGTACCAGCTATAATTGAAAAGGTTGCTTTATTAAATCCAGAACAAAGGGAAATAATAGAATCAACTATAGACGCAATGATAAACGGAGAAGAAGTAAAAATTGTTGACATTAACGAACTAAACAAATAAAAATGGCTAAGAAAAAAGAAGAATTGAATTTACCTACTAATGCAGAAGTGTTAGAAGGATGCGACTTTTGTATGCAATTTGATTATGATGATCCGCATGTAATTGGAGCTAGTGAAAACTCAGATGGCGTAATGGAGATAGTATTAAAATCTTACATGGACGTTGGTATAACATTTTTATGCCCTACCACTGGGAAGAAACTAAGATTATTTGCAAGACCATTATCAGACAAAGGCAGACAGATTTTAGAAATGCAAGCAGAACAAGATTAATAACCACAAAAATAACAAAAATGAAAAAGCTAATTACAACAACATTAATCATTATTTTATTAGTAAATACAGGAATGTCACAGATATTTGATGGCATATCTTTAAAAGAAAATACCCAAAATTTAATAGAAAAACTAGAAAGCAAGGGTTTTAATTTTGATTATGGCATGGGTAATACAATAAAATTATCTGGAGAATATGATAGTAAGGAAACCAGAATTTATGTAGTAAATACAGTTAAGTCCAACAAGCCAGTTGTTCTTAGCGCTTACATTGGGGATTCTAAAACTTGGGGAGAATTGTTAAATGAATACAAAAAATATGTAAAAGTATTTTCAGACAAATACGGGAACCCAGATATTTATTATGCATCATTTAAGCCTCCTTATGATAAAAAACACAAAGGAAATGAAATGGAAGCTGTTAAAAACGATAAATCAAATTACATTTCAGAATGGACTAGAGATGGGATAAATTATTCAGTAGAAATTTTTAAATACAATAGTATAATTGTAACCTATAGAAACGAAGAAAATTTTGAGCTAAATAAGATAGAGTTAAAATAAATAACAAAGGCGGCCTAAAAACCGCCTTATTTATTATCTTCAGAAAGACATTTTACGCATACGCCATCATCTAGTAAAATGTCATGAATTACGCAAATATCTTTATCCATTATGACTTCTTATGTGCATTTGCAAATTTACGAGCAGCTTCAACGCTACCAAACCCCCAAGCTTTAAGGGCCAATGCCTTACGAGTCGGTTCACCATTAGGCTTTTTCATAGCACCTAACATACCACTAAATCTAGCAGCAAAAGAAACCCTTCTAGGATTAACGCCAGATTTAACTGGGGCTTTTAAGTTACCACCAGTTTCAGCATTGTAAGATGCACGACCTTTTGCGTTTAATCCACCTTCTGGATTTTTACCTTCTTTTCTTTGCCAAGCTCCTGACATAACTATTTTTTTTCTTCTGCTTTAATTTTTTTCTCTTGTTTCAACATTTCCGGAGTTGGCTTCTTTCCACTTCCTTTGTTGGCGCGAATATTATCCCATAATCCCCTACGAGAATATGATCCATCCGCGCGTTTCATCATCTGTAGTTTGTTTTTCATACGCTAATTTACGAATTATTTTTGATTTTCAGCTTTCCATATCACTAAATCTATTCCAGTTAAGTGATTAGGAGGCTCCAAAATTGGCTTTTTTTCACTTTGTGCAGGTATTTGTACCAATTTGCGTACATCTTCCAAATTTGAGGCGCTTTTGCCGTAATTATCCATCAAATAATTGACTACTTGCTGAACAGATGTCAAATTTTGCTCTTTTTGAATCATTTCCAACTTATACAAGTCAAATCTGACTCCAATTGGATTGCTTTTGCATTTTTTATAATTATTTATATTTGATAATTTATTATCCGAAAAACTTTTAATCCAATATTTTTCTCTTTCGTCTAATATTGAAATATCTTCAACAAATTCAATTTCATCAATTATTACATCCATTTTTGCATCTAAAATTAACTTAATAATATTATCCTTTTCGTTTTTATCATTTTTATTGCAATTGTTTACATGTTCTTTTAATCTTTTATTTAATGAATTAATAGTTTTTCCAATATAGAATATTTTATTATCTTCTAAAGGATTTCTAAGGCAATATACAAATCCACCATTGTAATGCCTGTTCTCTCTGTTATAATAAACTCTACATTTGTCGGAACAGAATCTTTTTTTTAATGTTACAATTTCCATCTCTTGTTCACAATAAAGACAGTTTAAAATTTTAATTTTCATTTGTTACGTTTTTTGTTACGCAAACATAATAATTGTTACGATATAAACAAAAAAATGTTACGCTACCCCCTCCCTATACTACTACAATCAAACTAGCAAAGCCCCACCAACCAAAGCGCAACGGCTACCAATTGCAAGACCTTACAAGCCATGCCCATACCCCACAAAACCCGCGCCACATAACACACGCAAAGGAATTGCAAGAGAAACCACAAAAGCGGGGTACTCAGTTAAATGTAATTGAAACCCCCATTTTTTTTTGCGAGGAATTTTACCGCGGGGTACCTCAGAGAAGTGTTTATGCAGATGATTTAAAATTTTTTTTTTACTAGGATGTTGAAAATGGTGAAAATATGGTATATTTGGGTATAAAAACATAGCTATGTTAAAATCAATGAAAAAACCGGATCCTAAACCTACTCCGGAACAGCTTAAAATGGCAAAGAGACTTAAAGATATTCAGTCTAAGCAACGTAAATCTCCGGAAGGTCAAGAATTTAGGCAGTTACTTTTGTCTAAAAATAGAGAAGCTTCTGATGAAATGAAAGAAAAAGCTAAATGGAGAAAAGAAGGTATTCTTGAAAGAATGGAGCGTTCTGGAGATGAGGGATTAGAAAAAATTGAAAATAAAAAAGGAGAAGAAGTATTTGGCCCTGATTATAAAGATCTAGGTTTAAAAAGAGAACGAGTAAGAACAAGTAGTGGACCAAAAAGTCAATTTAGGAAAAAATGGGATGATGAGTCTAATGCTCCGTATCATGAAAGATATGAAAGAGTTTCTCCAACTCAAGATGTAGTTAGAGTTTATAGATCAAAAGGTAAAGATCATAATTGGGATTTAGGTTTAAGTAAATCAACTTCTCCTTACGGAACCGAAGTAAAAGAAGAATACGGTGTTGATCCGCGTACAGGAGAAAGAGCTATTGTTTATGAAAGAAAAATTGGAGATATAGCAAGAGAAAATAGAGAGCGATACAAAGCAAGAATTAAAGCTATCGCAGACAGAGGGGAAGCTGAGGCAAAACGAATGATAGCTGAAGAAGCCGCGAAAGCAAAATCTAAAGCAGGCGGTAAATAATATAATTCAAAGAAAAATTTGATAAACTCGGTTAGTTGGTTTGTTATTACTTTGAGCCTCCCTTAAAAAAGGAGGTTTTTTTTGTCGTTATATGATTGTTTCGTATCTTTATCGTAAACTATACGGAATGAATAAATTAAGAAAAGAGGTTCAACTTGAACAAGAAATCATTGACAAGTTAACTATTCTAGCAGACAAAAAGCAATGGTCATTAAAAAAGATGATGGAAACTATTTTGATCAAGGCTGTAAAAAACGTATCACTTGAGGAAAGTAATTCTTAGCATCACACCTCAAACTCACGTCAGAGCAACACAAGGTGATTCAATATTCTTCAGAATCCCAAGAGATAAGTTAAGACCAGCCGGCCTAAAAAGACTACTTAGACTGGAGAGGTATAACAACTATAAACTAGAACTTTCAGCTGAGGCAAAAAGAAAATCTTTTGTCATGCCTCCGGTTGGAGCGTCAATTACATTTGTGATTCCAGTTCCCCCATCTTGGTCCAAAAAGAAAAAGAAATTGTATCATGGTAGATTCCACCAGTCAAAACCAGACATAGACAATTTACAAAAAGCTTTTTTGGATTCTCTTATGATGGAGGATAAACAGATCGCGCATCTGGAAGTTCAGAAAAGATGGGTTGACTTTGAAGTAGGGTGGATTGAAATTACATTAAAAGAATATGATGATGTCTTAGATCTCCCCCATCCCAAAGAATAGGCCTCTCGCCAAAGACTCCGCGTTTGTGAGTATTATATACGCATAAGGTCTTTTTACAAAATCAAGCAATCTGTAAAATTTAGTTAACTAAATTTTACAGATTGCTTGATTTTGTAAAAAGACCTTATGCGTATATAATACTCACAA